GTATTCCCTGTTCTATATAGACTAATGAAAGAAAGCGAAATAGGCTATGACGACATAGTCGAAATGACACAACCAGACGTAGTAGAAAACGAGGTTAGTGTAAATTACAACGATCCATTTGCTAGATTTGAAACTTGGGCCATGGGACTAGGCGAGGCTTCGGCTATTTCCAGCGAAGATCCAGAAGAAAAATCTGCAGCCACAAAAGAATTACAAGAGCTAGTAGGCCAAGCATTTCCAGCAGGAGTAGATGGTACAAATGCCATCGAAAGCCTAAAGGGTATAATTGAAGATTCACAATTATTTCAGGCAATAAAAGAACAATCAAAACAAGATTCGGAAATAGATGCAAGAGGTCTAGTTAAAGAATGGTTAGAACAAAATGCACCAGATACTCTAGAACAACTAGACTTTGGAGATTTTGTTCCACCGGAAGGTGAAGCGCCGGCGACTGACCAAGGAGGTGATATAACAGCGCCAGAAGCACCACAAGAGGGATCCGATGGTCCAAATAAAAGCGATGTTCCTGCTTTTATGAGAAAAGCCAAAGGTGACGATGATTGGAAAATGAGCACCAAGGATATGGATGACGAGAAAACAAAATCGCCAACCAGTTCCGCTGGTCTAGCACGTAGAAAACAAGAACTAGGTATGGGGGAAGCTGACCATGAGCCAGGTGAAAAAGATGATGATGATCGTTCTCCTCCGTGGGATGCAGATGATGAAAAGTCAAATTTTAAAAAGCCCAACAATCCTAACAGGACAGGTCAAGATAGTGCTAGAGCATTAGCACAAAGAGGCATGCAGTCTAAAATGAATGTTCAAGAGTTAGCAGAATTTGTTCATACATTTTATGATCGTGAATCAGGCACATTCCCTAAAGGCCCAGAAGGCGTTGCTATTATGGTAGGCAAGAAGTTTGGTGAACAGGCAGAAATGGTTGCTCGCAAAATGGTAGAAAGAATGGCTCCACAACAGCAAGATCCGCAGATTGCAGAACTTGCTCGTATTAGAGAACTTGCAGGCTATTAAAATTTAGTATCGACTAGATTGGGCACTTAGGTGCCCTTTCTTTTGACCTTTTAATAATAATGTAATGCTATTTTATGTAAATATATCGTAGAGGGTCTACATATATTTTAAAGGAGCGTCCAATGGCGTCAGAAATAGAAAATTTACAAGCACAGATAGATGATATCAAGGCTAAACTTTGTGCCGTTGGCACAATACTCAGCGATTACTGCAAAATTCCAGTGGTAGAAATTCCTGTTGGCGCATTTGTACACATTGATGGTTCAAAAGGCAATGCTAATGACCAAACAGGACATGGATATAATGCTGTACAAAGTCAGCACTCTGGTGCACCGACTTATGATGCGGCCACTAAGGCTTGGAACTTTACAGGTAGCAAGACAGCTAACCAAGGATTAAGTTTTAATCCAAATGCAGCCGTAACTGATATTCCGGGATTAACTCCTGCACAATTTGCCGCAACTGATCCAGGTACAAGAAGTTTAGGTGCTCAAATTACCGCTAATAAGGCTCGTACTTTCTTGACTTGGGTCAAGTTCAATCCGTTTGCCTACACCAATATCAACAGTGGTCAGAAACGTTATCAGTATGCTGTGGCATTTGGTCGTGATGAAGTTGGATATCAATTTGCTCTAGGTAGCACATATGATTGCAAGCCATTGATCTATACAGGTCGTGAAGTGGCCGCAAACAACACAACTGCGGCACAGGCTGTTCCACCAGCAGATGCGGCGCACAACAATCCACAAGTAATGACAACTGCTTATCCAAGTCAGTGGATTTTGATGACTGCAACTGTTACTCCAACAACACCAGGTAGAGGTACAACCAGTATCTATATCGATGATGGCGCAGTTACACAGACCTTCACACCAAACTTGGGGATCAATACTATTTCAAACTTCTTCCAGATTGGACAGTATTGCCCAGTTCCAAACCTACAAGATCCACAGTACACACAGTACTTCATGGGATTGAATGGTTCAATTGGTACTGTTACAGTTTACAACAGAGTGTTGACACCTGCTGAAATCAAACAGTATTATGATGCTACTAAGGCCGCATACAAAGGCAAGTAATATTTGTCAAAATTAATAAAAGCACCTTTGGGTGCTTTTATTTTGGCTAAATTGATTGTCAACGGGTTCATTGGCTACCGCGTTATATATATGTAGGGGTAGAAATTCCTACTTAACCAAAAGGAAACTTTAAAATGAAATCAGCAATCGCAATCCTCGCAACAGTGTTCGCAGTATCAACATTCGCACAAGCACCTGCTAAGAAAGAAGAAGTCAAGCCAGCAACACCGGTTGCAACAGCACCAGCTGCAACAGCAAGTGCTCCAGCACCTGCTAAGGCTGAAGTTAAGAAGGACGAAAAGAAGCCTGCAAAAAGTGACAGTGCTAAGAAAGACGCACCTAAAGCAGACGCAAAGCCAGTCGCTGCTCCAGCAAAGTAAATTTGATTTAGAACATAGTGACCTCATTATTGAAGATGAGGCCACTTATGGCCGTAATCGAAGAAGTCAAGAGTTTGGTAAGTTAGTTGAAGATGACCTATCAGACTATGTAAAGTTTCGTTTATGGCTAGCTAGACGAATGGCATTGGCCAAATATAGAGAAGCCCACGGTTAAGCCCTGGGCTTTTTTATTGGCAAAATAAAATATTATCCAATCCAAGTTGATTATAAATATCTACCTTAGGCACATAAAGGTACATAATGGATAGATACAAAGACTTAGAACAGCTCATAACACAATTTAGGCGCACGATACCAGAAGATGTTAGATACACCGATAGACTAGCAGAAGAATTAGAATTAATTAGAGATCAAAATTTCAGCAAACATTTTTTAAGAGTGCGCGAAATACTGGATCTCACAACAGACATACCACACATCACCAGAGGGTCAGCAGGTTCTAGTCTCGTATGTTGGCTGATGGGCATCAGTGATTTAGATCCGGTAGCAGAAGGCATACCTATTGCTAGATTTATGAATCCCAAACGCGATGACTTGCCGGACATCGATTTAGATTTTCCGCATTGGCAACAAGAAACAGTAATGAATAGGATATTCAAACGCTGGCCAGGCCAAAGTGCGCGAGTGTCTAACTATATCATGTATAAAGAAAAGTCAGCTAGACGCGAAGCTGCCAAGCGTATGGGCGCCAAGGGTGTACTTAAACGCAATTTTAAATTTGAAGATGTATTACCAGAACACGAAGTTACTGAAGCAGAAAGAATAACGGCCAAGTTGATGGGCAAGAAACGCTGTATCAGCAAGCACTGCGGCGGCATCATTATCTTTGATCGAACAGTGCCCAAGAGCTTGATCAATCAGACCAATCAAATCTTGCTGGACAAAAATGAGTGTGAAGATCTTGAGCATTTCAAGATTGACATATTGGCCAATAGGGGTCTCAGCCAACTGTGGGAAATAGATCAACGACCGTTAATGGACTATCCTGAATACGATGAAGCCACCAGTCGAATACTAGAGCAAGGCAATGTGCTGGGTGTGACTCAAGGAGAATCGCCAGCCATGAAACGATTGTTTCGAGCACTGCGAGTAAAAAGTCGTAGTGACTGCACACTGGCCACTGCATTGATTAGACCAGTAGCCACCATGGGTCGACGCAAGGCCAGTGCATTTCAGGACTGGAGCAAAGACAACTTCGACGACACCATTGTGTTTGAGGACGATGCTATTACACTGATAGCAGATATTTTAAAATGTGACATGTATACAGCAGACATGTGGCGCCGCGCATTTGCTAAAAAAAATGAGGAAAAGATTTTTGAGTTCATGCAGTTGATTGGTGATCATCCTGAGAGAGACAGTGTGTTAACTGCACTTAGAGAACTAAGTCATTTTGGTCTATGCCGTGCCCATGCTACCAACTTGGGCAGATTGATCTGGGCCTTGGCCTACCAAAAAGCACATAATCCCAAGGCATTTTGGGCAGCAGTACTAAAACACTGCCAAGGCAGCTACAGCCGTTGGGTCTATTGGCAAGAGGCCAAATTAGCTGGTGCTGTGAATAGTTTTGGTGAAGGCGACGAGTGCAGTGAATTAGTTCGCACCGGACGTTGGAGCAGCGAACGATTCATTCCAGCCTGTCAAGAAATAAGACGTCCGGGCGAAGTTGAATTCTTAGGGTTAGTCGCCAACTATAGAGTATTCAAGAGTGGTCCAAAAAATTACATGACCTTTGCAACCATAGGCACCGGCAATGGTCGCTATTTGGATGTCATGCTGAATCATGCTATCAGTTTCCACGATCAACCAATCTTGTGGGGTAAAGGTAAATTGGACTATACAAACCGCAGTGAGTGTGTTAAAGTATATAAGAGTAAGAGATTAGATATCAAAGACATTGAACACATTACATAATGGCTAGACTACACATATATCCCCACGCTGAACCACAAGAAGATCTCGTGATAGTAGCAGATCCTGCCGCTCTACGAGCATTGGCCAATGCCATGCTCAAGGCAGCACAGACAGTTCATGGCTTCCAGCGTGTAAAATTACATACCAGTGATGGACACGAGTATCATGCAATGATTGTTTCCGGTGTGCAAGAACAAGAATGGCAGACTGTGTCTCCTGCATATCGCGGAGCAAATTTACCTACATTATCTGTGTTGGAAGATTATGAGTCTTTGAAAAAAGAATTGACTCAAACTAGATCAACCGTCAGTTCATAACCATAGATATGTTTGGTAAAATACTAAACAAAAAATTATCAATAATCATTGACCTTGCTAAATAAAAAGCGCATAATAACATATGTGCATAAGGCATATAAACATTTTAGGCATAACATAGGAGGCATTTAAAATGGCAACATTAGCAGAAATTCGTGCGAAACTTCAAGAAGCACAATCAAAATCCACAGGACAATCCACAGGCGGTGGAGACAACGCAATTTACCCACATTGGAATATGCAGGAAGGTAAGGAAGCAGTAATTCGCTTACTACCAGATGGCAACTCTGCCAATACATTTTTCTGGGTAGAACGTGCAATGATCAAATTGCCATTCGCCGGTGTCAAAGGTGAAACAGATTCACGAGCGGTACAGGTACAGGTTCCTTGTGTAGAAATGTACAATGACGGGACAGCCTGTCCGATTCTTACAGAAGTTCGTGGCTGGTTTAAAGACAAGGCTCTAGAAGAAATGGGTCGAAAATACTGGAAAAAGCGTTCATACATTTTTCAAGGCTTTGTTGTTGAAGATCCTATTAAGGAAGATAAGACACCGGAGAATCCAATCCGTCGATTCATTATTGGCCCTCAAATCTATCAAATCATTCGTTCGGCATTGATGGATCCAGAACTGGAAGAATTGCCAACAGACTATATGCGTGGCGTCGACTTCCGCATTGCTAAGACATCAAAAGGTGGCTTTGCTGATTACTCTACATCAAAGTGGAGCCGTCGTGAACGTGCTATCTCCGATGCCGACAAGGCAGCAATCGAACAGTTTGGATTACACAATCTAAGCGATTTTCTACCTAAGAAACCTACTGATGTAGAACTTAAGGTAATGAAAGAAATGTTCGAAGCGTCAGTTGACGGTGAAGCATATGATATGGATCGTTGGGGTCAATACTTCAAACCAGCAGGGATGGGTCAAGCTACAGGTGATCCTAATAAATCCGCCGCACCACGTGCCGCAGTAGCCGCTCCAGTGGCAGCGGTCGAAGAAGATGCTCCTTGGGAAGAACCTGCTACTCCGGCAGTCAAGTCGGCACCGGCAGCACCTGCTGGTGAAAGTGCAAGTCGTGCGCAAGACATCCTTGCCATGATTCGCAATCGTCAAAAGTAATTAGACTAAACATAGAGTGTGGGGCAACTCACACTCTATTTCGCAACAGGGCAAAAATAATATGACAAAAGCATTTGATATTTCTAAATTTAGAAAGTCAATTACTAAATCTATTGACGGTTTAAGTATTGGCTTCAACGACCCAACTGATTGGGTTAGCACAAACAACTACGCACTGAACTATCTTATCAGCGGATATTTTGATCGCGGTATTCCACTAGGTAAAGTTACTGTGTTTGCAGGTGAAAGTGGTGCAGGTAAATCATTTATCTGTTCGGGTAATCTTGTGGCAAACGCACAAAAAGCTGGCATTTATCCTATCTTGATCGATACAGAAAATGCACTTGACGAAAAATGGTTACACGCTCTTGGTGTAGATACAAGTCCAGATAAGTTGTTAAAACTTAATATGGCCATGATTGACGATGTAGCAAAAACTATTACGGAATTTGTGGCAGAATATAAAACAATGAGCGAAGAAGATCGTCCTAAGATTCTTTTTGTTATTGATTCGTTAGGTATGTTACTAACACCGACAGACGTTAATCAGTTCCAGGCAGGCGATTTGAAAGGTGACATGGGTCGTAAGCCTAAAGCACTTACAGCACTTGTACGTAACTGTGTTAATATGTTTGGTAGCTTGAACATTGGTTTAGTAGCAACTAACCACACATATGCATCACAGGATATGTTTGATCCCGATGACAAGATTAGTGGCGGCCAAGGCTTTATCTATGCTAGCTCTATCGTAGTTGCTATGCGTAAATTAAAGTTGAAACTTGATGCAGATGGCAATAAGACTACAACTGTACAAGGTATTCGTGCAGCCTGTAAGATCATGAAAACTCGTTATGCTAAACCGTTTGAAAGTGTACAGGTTGAGATTCCTTATGAAACAGGCATGAGTCCATACAGTGGATTGGTTGATTTGTTCGAAGCTAAAGGATTACTTAAGAAAGAAGGTAACAGTCTTGTGTACACTACTAAGGACGGTGAGATTATCAAACAGTTCCGCAAGGCCTGGGAACGTAATGAGAAAGACGGACTAGACATTGCAATGGCAGACATTTCTAAACACGGTGAAATTTCTACTTCTGAGATAACTAATGTAGTTGAACCAGACTTGGAGGCCACTGAATGAAAGAAGATTTAATTGCAGATATTTGGACATTGGTGCTAGAACATATTCCTGAGAAACATCGAAAAGATGTTGCAGCAGATTTTGTAAACACATTAATGGATTATGGTATCAAAGAAAGTGTACTCGACAGCCTTAGAGGAGTTGACCCATATCTTGATAATGCCATTGATTATGTCATTGATGGTGAAGAAATTGAGGATGATGAGGACAGCTATGAAGATGAGGAATAAATGAATTGGTACGATCGTGTTTCTAAAGATATCTCAAATATCCCAGATGCTGTGGCCTATTATGAAGCCGAATTAATTCATGCAAAACAAGATGTCCGTATAGCGGGAAACATCGAGAAAGCAAGTTCGCAAATGCCCGGTATAGTAGAAAATCGATTTAACCAACTTCAAGAAATTGAAGGTATTTTAGAATACCTTAATATCGAACTTCGTAGACTGCGTAGTCAGCACTTTCGAAAATATCTTGAAAGTTATCAACGTGCTTTGTCCTCTAGAGACTGTGAAAAGTTTGTAGAGGGTGAAGCCGACGTAGTAGATTTTGAAAAGATCATCAATGATTTTGCTTTACTAAGAAATAAATGGTTAGGTATTATCAAGGCACTTGATCAAAAACAATGGCATTTAAGTAACATTGTAAAGTTACGAGTATCCGGATTAGAAGACGCCAGTCTTTAAATACTAGATAATATAAGCAGATAAATATCTGCATGAAAATCGTTTTAATCACTGGTGGATTTGATCCCCTTCATTCAGGGCACATTGCCTATTTCAAAGCTGCAAAAACTCTAGGTGACATGTTAATTGTTGGATTAAATTCTGACGATTGGCTTGTTCGTAAAAAAGGCGCTGCCTTTATGCCGTGGAACGAACGACTTTGTATTATTAATAATCTATCAATGGTCAACGAAGTTTATACCTTTAATGACGACGACGGATCAGCAAAACATTTTATTCAACAAGCAAGAGCACACTATCCCGATGCCGAACTGATATTTGCCAATGGTGGCGATAGGACTAAGGATAATATTCCGGAGATGGATGTTGTAGATTCCAACTTGACATTTGTGTTTGGTGTCGGCGGCGAAAATAAAATGAATTCTAGTTCGTGGATTCTTCAAGAATGGAAGGCTCCTAAAACTGAACGGCAGTGGGGTTACTATCGTGTAATACACGAAGTTCCTGGCATGAAAGTCAAAGAACTAACTGTAAATCCTGGATGTAGTTTATCAATGCAGCGCCATAACCTACGTGCCGAATATTGGATTGTCAGTGAAGGGCAAGCTGTTGTTAATAGAGCTACACCGTTAGATTATCAACTGCCGCCTGCACCACTAGATAAACACGATCAACTACACGTTGTAAAACAAGAGTGGCATCAACTTACTAATCCTTACGAACACCCATTAAAAATTGTAGAGATACAATACGGCGAACAATGTGTTGAAGAGGATATAGAACGAAAATGATTCCAATTTTTATCGGGTATGATCCCCGAGAAGCCGTAGCATATCATGTATGCACAAACAGTATCATTAGGCATTCTAGTCATCCGGTAAGTATTAATCCGCTGGCATTGAACATACTAAAAGACTACGAAGAAAAACACACCGACGGTAGCAATCATTTTATCTATAGTCGATTTCTAGTGCCACATTTAATGGAATACAAAGGTTGGGCAATCTTCATGGATGGTGACATGTTGTTGCGTGATGACATTGAAAAGCTATGGGCATTGCGAGACGAGTCAAAAGCAGTTATGGTTGTCAAACACGACTATAAAACTAAAATGACTGAAAAATATCTTGGTTCTAAAAACGAAGACTATCCTTGTAAAAATTGGTCAAGTGTAATTCTTTGGAACTGTGGTCATCCTGCTAATGCTGTAGTGACTCCAGAGTTTATACAAAATGCCACAGGAGCACAGGTACATAGATTTACCTGGTTAGCTGATGAGTTAGTCGGCGAACTGCCAATAGAATGGAATTGGTTGGATATTGAGTATGAGTGGAATCCTGCAGCAAAATTAGTCCACTACACTCTAGGAACCCCTTGCTTTCATGAGTTTTCAGATCAGGGAGATTTTGCTACCGAATGGCATAGAGAAAAAATCTATGTAGATTACTGTCTACAGCACGGCCTATGATCTTTCTAAGTAAGGATGGGAAGGACCCGTATATCAACATGTTTGCACAGGGGTGCAGCACTAGAACAACTTCAACTGATAACTTTAATTATAACGACAGCAGTGATCCTATTGTACTAAGAGGAATACTTAAGAAAAAATGGATGCATCAGTGTTGGGAAGATGGCAGAACATTCTACTACATGGATACAGGATATTTTGGCAACGAAAGGACTGACTCAAATCCTAATGGATGGAAATACTGGCATCGGATAGTAAAGAACAATCTGCAACACGGTGAAATTGTACCAAGAAAAGATGATAGATTCAAACATTTTAACAAAACATTTCAGCCTTGGAAAAAAAATGGAAGAAAAATATTAGTGGCAAAACCAGATGAAAAGCCTATGCGCTTCTATGATTATGATCTAGACACCTGGTTAGCTTACACAATAAACGAAATAAAAAAATACACAGATAGACCTGTAGTAGTTAGAGAGCGGGCGCCTAAAAGATTAGATAGAACTGTTAACAATACACTAGAACAGGCCCTTAATGATGATGTGTTCGCCTTAGTCACATTTAATAGTGTAGCGGCCACAGAAGCTGTATTTCAAGGAATTCCTGCATTTACTCTAGCACCAGCTAATGCAGCTTCACCTGTCAGCCTGCAAGATCTATCTAAAATAAACGAACCGTACTATCCTAACCAAGATAAATTATATGCATGGGCGTGTCACTTATCATACGGCCAGTTTCATAATTCAGAACTGAAAAACGGCAAAGCCATGGAGATTCTGCTTAATGGATGAAGAATTATTTAGAAAATCAATATTGGGATTACCCCCCTCAATTTTTCGTGGAGTGGTCAAGAGAAAATACATACAGCAACACTGGCACGATAAAAAAGATTTCTACTACATGGATACTGGATACTTTGGAAACTTTATAAGTCCTGGCAATCCTAGCGGAAAAAAGCTGTTTCACAGAATAGTTAAAAATGATTTACAAAAACATTGGCTAGAAACCTGTCCTATCGACCGCTGGCAGGAAATCTGTAACATTGATCCTCGATATCAATGGACAGGCTGGAAGAAAAAAGGCAACAAAATATTAGTAATTGTACCAAATAGAAAATCGTGTGTATTTTATGGTTACGAAGAGGGTAAGATGAAAGATCGAGACGAAAGCAAGCCTACTTGGCTAATGAACACCATAGACACTATAAAAAAACACACAGACATGGAGATTGTTATTAGAGAAAAAGGCAGCAGATCAGCTCGACAAAATCATTCGATATTCGATGCTCTAGATGAAAATATATTTGCTACAGTCGCATTCAATAGTATTGCAGCATTAGAGTCAGTAATATATGGTATACCGTCGTTCGTTACAGTGCCATGTGCAGCATCTCCTCTGGCCTTAACTGACCTTAGCCAAATATCCACACCATTCTATCCAGATCAGTCATTGGTACAACAGCATTGTGCATCGTTGGCATATGGACAATTTACTGGTGAAGAAATAGCCAATGGCACAGCATGGAAATTATTAAACAAATGAAACTATTAGTAAATGACAAAGAGCTTGCACACTATCTTATCAGTCTTATAGATCTAAAAGACCATTGTTCACACATAGAATTAAATGAACAGAAAACTGCTGAGGCTATACAGTTTATTATTGAAAAAAGAGATCATCATAAATTTGATATTGAAAAATTTCGTGATAAGTTTAAAGAAAAACTATGGCGAGGAGTCTCTGCAGATATTATAGAGTGGCGCAGTAAAGTCAACACAGTTTTAGAAAACTATAAAAAAAACTATTTTAGTCAAATACATAAGAAGGCTGAATATGTAATAGAAAGATTAGGTGACAAAAATATTATTGACGCCTATATGAATAGTAATCAACAATATTTTATCAAAACTGTTGGACAACAAATTGATCCCACAGCAACTATGATTAGACGGAAAGATTTTACAAACAGCGCAGAAGATTGCCTATTACGAAATACAGTAGGCAACGAAAATATCATTGTAGATAAAATTGATAACAATCTTCCGTTTTGGTTTATAGATAGTGGATATACAAATTTTGTTGAATCTAATAAAAAATGGCATAGGCTCACAAGAAATCATCTGCACTTTAATAATCAATTTGTTGCACCTGCAGATAGATTGAAAAATTTTGCAGAGTTTCCAAGTCCCTGGCGTAAAGACGGTAAAAAAATATTAATTGTTGAGCCAGGTGAGTTTGCTGCCAGTATCATGCATGTCAATGTAAAATCTTGGACTGAATCTGTGGTAACAGAATTGAAAAAACATACAGATCGACCAATAGAGATTAGATCTAAAGTTAATAAAAAAACTCGAACCAGTCTATACAAGACACTGCTAAAAGGAGATTACTATTGCACAGTCAGTATTAATTCTAACAGTGCTGTTGAATCTATCTGGGCTGGTATACCTGCCATTACTCTTAACAAGCACGTGAGCAATTCTGTAACTAGAAATAATCTTGCACAGATTAATGACCTTTACTACGGACCACTGGGAGATTGGTTGGCATGGCTCAGTTATTGTCAATTTACATATGATGAACTAATAGATGGTACTGCACTTGGAATAGTTAAGGAATATCACAGTGTCTAATATAACTGCTGTGGCCTATTATGCTGGAATACCGTCAAATAATCATAATATGGAAAAGCCGCAGATATTAAATTATTTTTGTCAAGGAGTAGTTGCAGCAGGCGATACTGCAATCGCACATCACGGAATGAATGCGATTCCTTGCGATGTTGCACTTATACAAGGATTTGTACATGAGCACGGTAAGTCTGCCCCGCATTTAAAATTAAGACAAAGTGCAGTAGATCTTCAGAAAAGTATGAACAACCGATCGTTAATTGTAGATAGCAATCTGTTTTTGTATGCAGACAAATCTAATCCCTTACATTATTTGAGATATAGTTTTGACGGGGTGTTTCCGACTACTGGATTTTATTTTGATAGAGATATCGATCCGTCTCGTTGGACAAAAATTAGCAAGGATTTAGGTATAAGTTTACAACCTTGGAGAACACAAGGAAATCACATTCTAATCTGCCTACAGAGAAACGGCGGGTGGAGTATGAGAGGATTAGATGTTATCGAATGGATGAATTCAACTATTTTAGAAATAAGAAAATATAGTCAAAGACCTATAGTTGTTAGAGCACATCCCGGCGATAAAAAAATCGGAAACTACTTAAAAGTAAATCACAGATCAGTATCACTGAGTGTTAACACTGATCTCAAAGAAGATTTGATTAATGCATGGGCTACAGTCGTGTATAACAGCAGTCCCAGTGTGGCTAGTATTATACAAGGAGTTCCTGCATTTTTAACAGATCCAAAACCCCAACATAGTCAAAGTATTGCAGTAGCTAACACTGACATAAGTAGAATAGAAGATCCGAGAATGGTCGATAGGCAAGCATGGATAGAACGATTATCAATGTGTCATTGGAAATTTGATGAATTAAAATCAGGCGAAGCTTGGCAGTTTTTTAAAAAATACATATGAAAGATTATAAATGGAATGCGGTTTTTAAACCGTTGATAGAAAAATATAAACCAAAAACATTCTGTGAAATCGGGTGTCATGAAGGGTTGACATTAAAATCTCTAACGCCGCTTATCAAGGAACTTGGATATAAAATTGATTACTTTGGATATGACGCATTTGAACTAGCCGACCGTCCTACCTTTGAATATCCAAAAAACCCCATCACGGGAGAAATGGAGCATAACGGAAAAGAATCTGCATCCTATCAAGTAATCAAAGAACGATGCGATAAGTATGTTAAAAATGAGTTATTAGAATCTTACGAGCTAATCAAGGGGTGGACACACGATACATTAATCGGCCCATTGGCATTCGATATGGTATATATTGATGGCGGGCATTCATATTCCACAGTCAAGTGGGATTATGAGCAGGTTAAAGACAGTAAGATTATAATATTTGATGATACTTACCCGATCAAATTTCCAGGAGTAGCAAAGTTTATAGAAGAGTTGAGATTACAAAATATCAACATAAAAGAATTAGTTGAAAAAAATGATCAAGGAAAAACTATAATGCAATGTGCAATTATTATTAACGAGAATATACTATGAAAAAACTAAAAAATGGTTGGATGGTTCCTGAAGACGATACTAGAGTCTCTTTCTTATTAGAAAAAGATGACGACATGAAATCTCCTTCTTATGAAGACAAGTATAGGCAAGAAATAATAAAACATCTTCCGAATCAAAGAACATTTATCGATGTCGGTGCTAATGTTGGCATTTGGAGTTTGCCAATGACAAAACATTTTAAAAAAATAGTTTCGTACGAGCCATCTCAACAAAACATCGAATGTATAAAAACAAATATTCCAAATGGCATTGAACTGCGAGAAAAAGCAGTAGCAGATTTTAACGGCGAAGCTAAATTTCATCAGGCTGGAAAAAATTGTGGGGATGGAAAACTATGTCGAGAAGGTGTGAAATCTACGTACACAGTACCAGTAGTAAAATTAGATGATGAAAATCTATCAGAAGTCGATCTTATAAAAATAGACACACAAGGTTGGGAATTAGATGCACTAAAAGGCATGCATAATATTATCACTACTCAACGACCTTGGATAATGATAGAAATCAACGAAGATATCGATCTCTGTTGTAAACTAATGGAAGACTACGGATATGAAGCTGTGTATATTAAGAGCAAAAGAAATTTTGTTTGGGCACCAAAAACTGGACATAACAGTCCTCAAGATAAGAGTATTTTGAAAAGATATCTAGGGGCAGGCCCTTATGCAGAAAGATTCGGTGGCAAATAATTTATAGTTTCCCAAGCATATCCGGATACAAATTCTTCTCTAGTAAATTGAGAATAGGCTAAATGATTTAACCAAGCCTGCTTATCACTAAGATAAGCAGGCTTTATTTTTTCAATGTCCTGTAATCGATAGTTATAAAGACTTTTAGTAGCAGAATGACCTAATGCTATTGCTGGTATGTTGTGCATGGCTGCTTCAACTAGTGCATTAGAAGAATAGCCCACTACACAGAAAGTATCGTCTTTAATAAAATCTTTAAAAGTGTTTAACACTATTCTATCGGCTCTGGGCTCGGGTCGTTTTCTTATTTTAATTGCACGATCTGTAAAACTTTTTATTTTAACAACAATTTCATCAATCCATTTATCTTCCGAGCCTAGTCCGAGTGCATTCACTATTTTTCTATCTGGTGGCACAATAACAATTGAGGATCCTTGTTTAAAAGAATGCTGCTCAATACCTAGCTGTTCCCATCTATCTGCGGGCCTATCTATAATAGGATCGATATTTTGAAAATTATTAACACTTAATCTAAAAATTGTTTTTCTTTTTTTATTACCAAAATATCCACTATCTAAATTGTAAAATTTTAGATTATACTTCTTACAAATTTCTGACCATTGAGGTTTAAAAAAACCAGCCCAACACATAGGCAATACAGTGTTTGCATACATTTCTTCCTTGGTGACAAAGTTTCCACCACTACCACGAGTAAATTCGTTGGCTCCATAATCTGTGCCTTCAACACATATAAAATTTGTCATTGCCAATATGCTTCTGTTCTTGATACTTTGAGATCTTCGGGCTTGCTACGACCTAGTTTCTTTCGACCGCCCTTGAGATGGTCTAACCAAGCACCCCATTCACTATTGATTAGTGGATGGCCTTCACCTTGGGAACTTCCTAACTTTGGACGGATATCATGTAGATGAGCTGCCCAATCTAGCTGCTTCATTTGCGGAAATTTCACACGTACTGCATCGAAAACAAAACTGTCATGCCACTCATCCAACTGAAAAATTCCCTTTTCTGCTTGATCGTAGAATCTTTGAAATTCTTTTAAGAATTCTTGTATGTGAGGTGAACGTAAATTCATAGAGTATAGACCACACTCTGAATATTTGCCTTTTCTTCCAAGATAACACAGTTCCGAGTCTGCCGGAATCATTCTGTACAGATCCTGCATGGTTATAGTACTATGACAAATGGTGTCTGCATCCATCCATATTAAGATATCTGCATCGGTATTTTTTGCGCAGTCAAAAATAGCATAGACTTTGTGTGCAAATCTTACTGCATGCCATTTAAAACCCTTTCCGGCATCTTTTCTCAATGACCTTATTGGGTCAGCAGACACGTCGCCGTTAGCTTTTGGTACGCCCTGCCAAATGTTTTTAAAAGTCATTAATTCTTCGACTTCTTCTAGACGTTTCAGCGTAACGTGATTATGATCACGAATTGCGGGATTGCAATTTTCCGGATAGAGATGAAGAATTACTTCAGCAGGCCAGTTATCGCAAAAGGTATTGATCATACGTTGTGCATATTTTTTTAAACCTTCATCATGAAAAGTAGTTACGACTGCAATTTTCAATTTATTTTTTTCCATAAGTGCGAATCTCCAAACATTTCTGTAACAGCGTATCCGTATGTTTTTAAAAACTTGTATTCTGCTTTTCCAAACAACTCAACACCCTGAACTAGTATAACTGATTGATATCTGTTGAGTAAAGGAAGAAATTTAGACACATGAATATCTTGGTCTCTATCCATCACAATGGCATCTATGTCTGGGAGTGTTTCTATTTGATCAAAACTTTCCTTGTAAATGAGATTTTTTCTTCGAAAGTCTTGAGGCCCAGTAGAAATTATAAACACGCTGGAAAAACCATCACAAAGATTTGGTAATTTTTCCCATCCAGTGCCTACCACTAGAATATTTCTAATATTTTTTTTTGATTTACTAATTCTTTTAATAAACTTGTTCATAGGTTTCATTAAATACTCATATATTTATTGCAAACAAAATGCGTTTTAGAATTTATCAAGAAAATGGAGCACTAAACAGTATACCTGTGTTTGCTGCCTTTTCTGCAGGTTTAAAAAAGCTAGGACACTCAATAGTAGACAAAGATGAAGACGTTTGTGTGATTTGGTCCGTGCTATGGCAGGGAAGAATGCGGCCAAATAAGTTAATTTATGAAAATTCTATAAAAAATCACAGACCTATTATAATCATTGAGGTAGGAAATTTAAAAAGAGGAGCGACTTGGCGAATAGGTCTAAATCACATCAACAATTTTGGCATATTCGGCAATCAACAAGATTTAGATCTAGCAAGACCACAAATTTTAGGTGTTTCGCTTCGACCTGTTAACCATTATCGACGAGATGAGATTCTAATTGCTTGTCAACACAGTGCTAGTTTACAATGGTGTGATCAGCCGTCGATGGAACAATGGATCAAGCAAACAATTATTAAAATAAAAAAATACAGTGATAGAAAAATTGTGGTTAGATCCCATCCCAGATCTCAAATTTGTGAAAAATTCATAGATGCTGTGGTTGAAATGCCAAAAAAAATACAAGGCAGCTACGACGATTTTGACATCAATTACAATTATCATTGTGTAATAAATCACAACAGTGGACCGGGAGTGCAGGCCGCAATAAATGGAATTCCTATAATATGCGATAGTTCAAGTTTGGCACATTCGGTCAGTGAAAAATGGGAAAATTTAGAAAATCCCCAACTGCCCAATCGAGATGAATGGTTTTTAAAACTGTGTCACAGTGAATGGACTGTGGAAGAAATTAGTCAGGGCACGCCGATTCTTAGACTACAAGCACACATCGAACATCTATTATACGCACATCGTTGATTTTAAAAATTATCGGTGTTATAATGTAACAATGATACCTTACGAATACATCGAAGACATCTTTTTAGAATTTTATAATCTTATGGTGCGTCACGGTTTTGTGTTAACGGGTCAAGATCAAAGTGCTACTTATAATTTTTATTCATTGATATCAAATGGATCCCAATTGACTCAAAGTCAGGCTGGACTGATCATAAAAATACTGAAAAAACACAAGGTCATAGCACAAAAATATAATTTCGACTACGCTGATCAAATTGAAAATCCAGTATGGAAAAACGAGTTTAGAATTCTAGATCTCACTAAAAAAATATTTGTAGAAAAAGACGAGACTGGAGAACTTTTAATATTTTTAAAATTTCCGTTCAGTATGAAAGAAGTATTTGACCGAGAATTTTCGAAAACACAAGACCATTTTAGACACTCTAAATGGAATCAAGAAAAAAAACTAAGAGAAATAAAATTTTCAGAAATTAATGTCGTGGCCCTTTATGAGTTTTTACAGAAACATCATTTTGACATAGATGATTCTTTTTTGGAAGCTGTAGAATCAGTGGAAGAAATATGGGCCAATCAGGAAGATTTTTTACCTTACAGCACAATTTTTGAAAATCAATTAGTCTTGATAAACAGCAATGAATATGCAGATGCATACTTTGAAAAAAATTCAAACGGTAATATCTATCACGATATGCTGCTGGCAAAATCAATGCAATTTCCCTTGAACCTTATTTCAAAATCACAAGAACTTGTGGAAAAAATTGCATCAAGCGGTAATAATGTTTTTTGGATCGATAGTAACGAAAAGTTGTTTGATGTATATAAAAAAATAGATGGCAAAATTTGTATAGTGTTAGATCGTGCGTCTAACAAAGAACAATGGTTAGAAAACTTTATAAAAGATTCTAAAAAATGCCAAATTTTAAAGTCTGATATTAGAATTTGTTTTAGAGAATCCAAAGAATCTAATAGCGGACTTAATCAATGGATAAAAGACAATGGTCTCGGTGGACCTGTTGAAGACGGAAAAATTTTTATATTTGAACATAAACCGTCTAAGTGGTTGTTCAAAGATAATATTGATGTTAAAATTGTTGTTACAAACAGCTTATATATTAATTCCAATACCTATGTAAACGACTGGATGGGCAGTCATCCTTGTGTCATTTATCTAGGAGAAATAAAACCAACGCTACCCAAAGGGGCAAAAACATTTGACATCTTGTAAACTTATAATTAAAGACGAAGTCAATATCAAGTTCGAAGGACTTGCAGTAGAAACACGACGAAAGATTGCCAACAAATTAAAGTTTGATTTGCCTTATGCACGTCATATGCCAGCATATAAGCTAGGCAGATGGGACGGAACAAAAACTTATTTTGGTATCGGCGGCACCGGATATCTTGCACATCTTGATGTAATACTTCCTATAATAGAAGATGCAGGATACGAAATTGACATAGAAGATTTAAGACAACACAGTCAAATAAAATTTGAACCTATCACAGAAAATTACTGGGCTGATCAAGGCAAGACTTGGCCGTTGGGTCATCCACAAGCCGGCACTCCTATTGTGCTACGAGATTATCAGTATGCTGTGGTCAATAAATTTCTAGCTAATACACAGGCCTTACAAGAAGTTGCTACAGGTGCAGGCAAAACCATTACTACTGCCACACTCAGTCACTTATGTGAGCCTTATGGCCGCACAATGGTCATTGTACCCAACAAAAGTCTAGTTGTGCAGACTGAAGAAGATTATCGAAATCTAGGGTTGGATGTTGGCGTATATTTTGGCGACAGAAAAGAATTAGGTAAGACACACACTATCTGCACCTGGCAGAGTCTCAATGTTCTTGATAAGAAAAGTTATGACGATGCCACACTGAGCTTGGCAGAATTCATCGAGGGTGTAGCAGCTATTATCATAGACGAAGTACATCAGGCCAAGGCAGAGGTATTAACTAAATTGTTGACACAGAACTTTAGCAACTGTGCAATACGTTGGGGGCTTACAGGTACTGTGCCCAAAGAAGCTTGGGAATTTCAAGGCATACTGGCCAGTATAGGACCAGTAATCAATCAAGTATCTGCGCACGATTTACAAGAAAAAGGCGTATTGGCCAATTTACAGATCAACATTCTTCAAACCAATGACGTACAGGTATTCCGTAATTATCAAGAAGAATATAGTTTTCTAGTCACCGATGATCACCGTATCAGTTGGATGGGAAATAAGATCAAAGAAATTTCTCAGACTGGTAATACTCTTGTGTTGGTCAATAGAATCGACACAGGTGACAAATTAACTGCAATGTTGCCAGACAGTGTATTCATTAGCGGGGCAGTTAAATTAACTGACAGAAAAGAAGAATATGATGAAATTAAAACTAGTGCTGATAAGATTATTGTGGCGACTTACGGTGTGGCCGCTGTGGGTATTAATATCCCCCGTATTTTTAATCTGGTTCTTATTGAGCCCGGAAAGAGCTTTGTCCGCGTTATACAAAGCATTGGGCGAGGCATTAGAAAAGCAGAAGACAAAGACCACGTTGAGATCTGGGATTTCACATCTACCTGCAAATACGCCAAGCGCCATCTTACGGAGCGGAAGAAATACTATAAAGAGGCCAAATACCCCTTTACAATAACTAAGGTCAATATATGAGTGAAAAAAAACTATCCGAATGGGCTTGGCCCTATATTAAAAATTTTAGAACATACATAGATATCGGAGCAAGTACCGGTAAAACTTCATCCCCTTACATTGGAAAGTTTGAAAAAATTTATTGCTTCGAGCCTAATCCTAACAGCTTTAAAGAATTATTGAAATTCCCCCAATTAATATGTCATAACTGTGCGTTAGGTAATACTAATGAAACAAAGTTGTTAGTTATGAATGATACAACTCATAATCCTGAACACGGATCTCTCTCCGAATTAAGAAATAAAGATTGGACCAACGGAGAAAAGTTCGAAGTTGAAGTAAAAAGGCTTGACGATTTTAAATTTGAAAATGTTGATTTTATTAAAATAGATACAGAACAATACGAACTTCAAGTTGTAACTGGTGGAATAAAAACAATTAAAAAACATCGACCAACAATATTTTTTGAAAATAAAAGAAATGAAGCCGACCAGGTAATTTTAGTTCTTCTAGACTTGGGATTCACAGTAAGAAAATGGAAGAGCGATACGATAGCATATTACACGGAATAAAATAATGAAAATACTAACACTAAACAATAGATCTTTTGATCTAAATGAATTACCAGATGAGGTAGATGAAGATACAAGATTTTCAGTACTAGACAATTCAAATCCCAACGAGCCTGATTTCTTCTTCATGCCGCTGATTTTTCTTGAATCATTTAATAGCCCTGCAATATTGTTAAACATTGGCGGATATGAAATCCAGATGCCATTAGACTGGTGTATGATAGTAGGAGATCGTGACTGCGGTATGGATCCGGAAGTATTACCGTTGACCAGTATTAATGAACGTGGATTTGATGCATTTATTTTTAATCCAGTAAATGGATTCAAATGTGAATATCTGCCCATAGAGATCGTTAACATTTATCAAGACGTTCGTTGGTATTTTCCTAAAATGAAAAACGGACAGTTATTAACTGTTCCTTTACACGATGATCCTAACCCGCCCTGTGCATATTTTGTTAAGGAAGTTAGCAGACAAAGTGAAATACTACAACTGGATAAAGTTTTGTGATAAGTAAAAAATAAGGATACAATATGAAACAAGGAAAAGTATGGGGTCAGACAGAATTACTAGAAGCCAATGGCGTTTTAGAATTTCATAGAATCGAAGCTCGAGCAGGAGGAGTATGTTCAAAGCATACACACAAATTTAAATGGAATGGATTTTTTGTAGAGTCCGGCGAGATGATCATTCGTGTGTGGAAGAATAATTATGATCTAGTGGATGAAACATTATTAAAAGCTGGGCAATATACCAAAGTTGCTCCGGGTGAATATCATCAGTTTGAAGCAGTCACTGATTGCATTGCCTTTGAATTATATTGGGCAGAGTTTGATCATGATGATATTACCAGAGAGACAGTGGGATTTAGTAAATGAAGGAAATTAAAGGCTGGGCCATGCCAGATAATGACATGCATTTTGAAATATATCTGTTGCAATATCCGGATACAACATATCAGCAATTGACAATCGATGCATCATATAATTTTGTAAAAAAATTTAATACTGTAATCGATGTTGGAGGAAATGTAGGGTTACACACTGTTAGATTTGCACAAAAATTTAAACATGTTCATTCTTTTGAACCAGTAACATCTAACTTCAAGTGTCTTGAAGAAAATTGTAAAAGTTTTACAAACATAGTGTTACATAACTACGGGTTGGGTAGTTGTAATGAGGAAACTGTTATTTCTTTGCCGGCGTCTTCAGACAATTGCGGAAACTACTCAATAGTTGATTTTCAGTCTAACAGCGACGAATTAATAAAAGAAGAAATTCAAATTATAAAATTAGACGATCTTCAGCTTGAGGCAGATTTAATAAAAATTGACACTCAGGGGTTTGAATTTCCTGTGCTGCAGGGAGCAATTAAAACAATTGAGCGATGTAAGCCTGTTATTATTTTGGAAGCAGAGTTTAAAATACAATTTGATATCTTGTCATCTTTCCTAACTGATTTAGGATATATTCCTGCAACAAAAATTAAACGTGATTACATTTGGGTGCATGAGGACAATAAATGAGCGATCCCATAGCACACAAACTTAAAACAGCATTTTCTTCTTTCGTGCCTGTTACCTGTCTTGACGTTGGAGCAAACACCGGGCAGTTTGTTACAGAATGGCGGAAAATATTTCCTAACTGTGAAGTAACATCAATTGAGCCGAATCCTCATTGTGAAAAAGGTCTTAGAAAATTAGGAGTAAATTATTTGCAATGTGCTGTCTCTGATAAAATTGGAGAGTTAGAACTGATTGTTCCTAAATTTAAACTCAATTCTAAAGGTGGATCATTCTATAAAGAAATTAATTTTAATAGTGTATCTGATGATCAAATACTTAAAATTACCGTTCCGGTTACTACTCTAGATACTTTATTTTCCACTAAGAAATTTGATGTAATTAAAATTGATGTTCAAGGTGCTGAACTAGATGTTATAAATGGTGGAGTTACCACCTTGATTAATTCTTCATATATTATTATTGAAGTTTCGTTAATTCCATATAACGAAGGTGCACCGTTAGCAGATGTTATCGTACGCCGTATGGAAGATTTTAATTTTTTTATTCAGGATATTGTTGGCATGCATACCAACAAATCCGGCAACACAATACAATTAGATTTATTGTTTTCAAAAATCGATACACATAGACTATCTGCTATTAATAATTTTAAAAAAGAACTAGGACTATAAATGAAAATTGGAATCGTATCAACTTTTAGCGATCAAGGATATGCAGATTATGCAAAAAACTTTGTACACAGTCTTAACAATAATTTAGATAAAAGAGTTGAAGTATTTCTTTATATAGATGATAATAAAAGATTATTTAAAAAAAATCATAATGTAAACATTATAAATTTAGAAAAAGCAGTTCCTGAGTTGACTCAATTTAAAAATAGGAATAAAACTAAACCTGTTACTTCATTTATAAACGACGGAGTGAGATTTAGTCATAAAAGTTATGCTATTTGGCATGCCGCAATGCATAGTGGTGTAGATATACTAATTTGGCTAGATGCCGATACCGAATTAATCCAACAGGTGTCGGCAGAATATTTGCAGAAGTTTTTACCAACCGGATATTTTACCAGCTATCTAGGCAGAGACACGTATAGTGAAACTGGATTTATTGCATTTGATTTAAGAAATCCTCATACCCAAGAATTTTTTGATATTTTTAAAAATTATTACGATTCTGATAAAATATATACACTAGAAGCATACACTGATTGTCACGTGTTTGACGCTACTAGAAAAGAATTAGAAAATCTTAAAAAGATAACAGGTTATAATATTACACCTAACATCACAAAAAGCCATTTTAATCAAACCTTTAAAGGATACATGATACATTTTAAAGGAAATAGAAAAGAAAAAAGAGATGAAAAAATAGCTAAATTAAGGAAAAAAATAAAATGAAAAAAGTAGCGTTTGTTACAGGAATGACAGGACAAGATGGTCCCTATCTTGCAAAATTTCTTCTTGAAAAAGATTATAAAGTATACGGTTTAATAAAAAGATATTCTAATCCAAATTTAAATAATCTCGAATTTTTAGGAATTGAAAACGATGTTGAGTTAGTAACTGGAGACATTACCGACGACGGTTCCATGAATCATATTATTAAAAATTTAAAACCTAATGAAATTTATAATTTGGCTGCACAGAGTTTTGTTGGTGCTAGTTGGGATTTAAACAAATTAACTACAGAAGTTAATAGCCTAGGCCCGTTAAATATTTTAAATTCTATAAAAATGCACAGTCCATTGTCTAGATACTATCAGGCAAGCACTAGTGAAATGTACGGTAATAGTAACGGCGGGATGCAGGATGAGAATACAACTTTTAAACCAAGAAGTCCGTACGGAGTTAGCAAATTATATGCATACTGGATGACTATTAATTTTAGAGAAAGCTATAGCATACACGCATCAAATGGAATTTTGTTTAATCATGAAAGTCCATTGAGAGGAATAGAATTCGTAACTAGAAAAGTTACCAACGGAATTGCTAAAATAAAATTAGGATTACAAGATAAACTAACCCTAGGTAATCTTGACAGCAAGAGAGATTGGGGATATGCTGGAGATTTTGTAGAAGCCATGTGGCTGATGGTACAACAAGAAGAACCGGGGGATTATGTAGTAAGTACTGGTATTCAACATAGTATTGCAGATCTGTTGACTATTGGGTTTTCTCATGTTGGAATTACGGATTGGAAAAAATATATCGAATTAGATCCTAGATTTAAACGTCCTGCAGAATTACACAGTTTGTGTGGTGATAGTGCTAAAGCTAAAAAGGTGCTGGGATGGCAACCAAAAACAAATTTTGAAACACTGATTAAAGAAATGGTAGATGCAGATTTAAAAAGATTGCAGAAAAATAAAACTTAACGAGATACACAATATGAATATCGAAGACTGGATAGTGATACCGGGAGACAAGGCTGTAAGATCGGCTCTTAAAAAAGCAGACGTTAATGCTGATCGAGCACCTTGTGTTCTTGATTATCAAAAAAGTAAACTCGATAGTGCATTAGGATTTGTTAATAATTTTACTACAGCTATAGATGCAGGTGCTAACTATGGCATTATGAGTTATAACTTAAACAGCAAGTTTTCTAAGATTTATGCATTTGAAGTGGATACTCCAGTTCGAGATTGTCTTATAAAAAATGTAGAAAAATTTCAATTAGATAATGTAGTAGTATGTGATTGTGGGTTAAGTGACAAAGAAGAACTTGTTTCTTTAACTCACGAAAAAACTAGTTTCGGTACTCATATCAATAAAGAAGTTGCTGGAACACATATTTGTAAAACTTTAGATTCTTTCGAATTAACAGAAGTTGGATTTATAAAATTAGACTGCGAAGGATATGAGCCTTATATTCTAAAAGGTGCCGAGCAAACTATTAAAAAATATAGACCTGTAATATTGATGGAAGAAAAAAACTATTCAAAACGGTATTACGGTGAGGAAGGAAATTTAGCAGTTGATCTTTTGTTGTCTTGGGGATACACTATGGAAGTCAGTTGGCCAAAAGACTGCGTTATGGTTTATAAATGAAAATACTGATAACAGGCAATGCTGGATATATCGGTTCTCACTTAACTAAACTGTTAAGCAAGCGAACCGATTTAGAACTCTACGGTCTAGATAGAAATCCACCACAGTTGCCTGTTAAAGAGCAATCTTGGAACAATATTACAATGCCTGGATATTTTCTGTGGAAGAGAGATTTTGAATTTGATTGTGTAATTCATTTAGCAGCAGAAGTAGCAGTTGGTCGCAGTGTAAAAAATCCCATAAAATATTATCAAACAAATACTCTAGGTACATTGAGGATTCTTCAAGAATTAAAATACAAACGATTTGTACACGCCAGTACTGGTTCGGCAGGACCAATGAACAATCCCTACGGTATTAGCAAACGAGCCTCTGAAGAAATTGTAAATCAATATTGTAAAGAAAAAGCTATTCCGTTTACTACTTTTAGATTTTATAACGTAACAGGATCTGATGGTATAATGCCTACTAATCCAGATGGACTAATGTGGAATTTAATGAATGCTCAGAAAACTGGGATTTTTAATTTGTTCGGTGATGACTACAACACTCCAGACAGGTCTGCTGTACGCGACTACACTCATGTTAATGAAATTTGTTGTGCTCTAGAACAGGCCATTGATCGTTCAACAAATCAAATAGAAAATCTTGGCCATGGTGTAGGTACAACAGTAAAACAAATGATTAACTTGTATAAGAAAGTTAATAATTGTGATTTTGAAGTTGTCGTATGTCCAAGACGTGTAGGCGATCTTGAAAGTAGTGTACTTGACATACCTTCTCCTTTTATGCAGCAATTATATACTATGGAAGATTTATTATGGGTACCTTAACTCCTGGTGCAACCTATGTCTATGAACGGAGCGGCGAAGAAATCTATGCTAGAGAAGCCGGCAAAACCGATCGAAAATTAATCGGTTACCAATACAAAAATAAAATCGATCCTAGAACTCACGATGGCCGTCCATTATACGACCATATCAAGGAAGATAAACTTTGGGGCGATATTCGAAGAGAAGCTCGGACAAATACAGCTTTACAAGAGGCCATGGATCGTGCTATACTCATATATCACTTGAGTAAAGACCATGGCAAAAAATAAACACGTAGACCTTTTCAAAGACATAATTCCAGCAGTGGATCTAGGAGTCAAAGAACTTTGGGATGCTACAACAGACGAAGGTCGCAAAGAAATCAAAGGCGATTTTTGGAATTTAAATCGCTACATTAGCAGTGTCAAAAGTTCTAACAGAGAAATCCAAGAACACTTTGTAGAAATTACAAATGAAATCTACAACAAAAATTGGGCAGCGATACAACAACATCCCAAGTTGGTTTGGATGTTGTTGTGCTTGTGCAGTTATAGTGATGGTAAAACACACTTTCACGAATACATACCTTTAAAAAAATCCAAGAATAAAAAAGAAGAAATAATTGGTCAATTCTTTCCTAATATGAAACATAATGATATTGAAACTCTTGCCGCAATCACCACAGACAAAGAAATCAAAGAATACTGCCAGGGGCTTGGTTGGGATAAAAAACAAATTGCAGAACTTAAATTATAAATGCGAATTCTGTGAAAAACTCTTCGCCAAAGAAAAAACACTATTTGTTCATGTCTGCGAACAAAAACGTCGCCATATGTCAAAAACAGAAAAGCACGTTCAGGCAGGATTGTTAACCTATCAGAGGTTTTATGAAATTACCCAAACGGTCAAATCTACTAAAAGTTTTGATGATTTTGCTAGTAGTCCATACTATACTGCTTTTGTTAAATTCGGAAGTTTTTTAGTTAACACATCGCCAATATATCCAGAAAGATTTATAGACTATGTGATTAAGAGTGGTATCAAATTAGACCATTGGTGCCGTGATGAACTTTATGATACCTATGTTTCCGAATTGATAAAAATAGAACCGGCCGACGGTGCTATTCAAAGATCAATTAAAACCATGATGGATTGGGCCAATGTGAACAATGCACAATGGGAACACTACTTTGCCTATGTCAATCTCAATAGGGCCACTCATGATATTAAAGAAGGCACGATTAGTCCTTGGCTTGTGTTAAATACGAAAGCAGGCAAAGAGATGTTGACAAAAATGAACGACGAACAACTGGCCATTGTTGAGCCATACATTGATCCACAATTTTGGATGAGAAGATTTAAAGCACTGCCTGCTGATGTTGAATTAATAAAAGATGTCATTAAGGAGGCAAAAATATTATGATTTTTAAGAAACGACGAGAAGAGCTGGAACCAGAAATTGTTGAAGAAGAACTTAAAGACAATGAAGAACATATTTCTAGAGATGATATCGATATCGAAGTGGTTGTAGCCGAAGACTCCAGTGACGTTTATGTAAAATTCTCCGGATTTGAAGACTCCGAAGACGCTGAAGAATATGCACAGTTTTTAGCAGAGACACTACCATTATTACTTTTTGAAAGCACGAGATTGCAATAATGCCTGACATAGACATAGATTTTACAGACAGAGATTCTGCACTAAAACTATTCAAACACGTAGGAGCCAGTCGTGTTGAAAACAATCGATTGGTCAAGCATAACACTGGCATCTATATGCACAAAGTACCAGTTAACGCCCTAACAGGACTATGTGCAATTCCTTATGATACCGCCGAACAAAGAGAGTATTTTAAAATAGATTTTCTCAATGTTGGATTATACAAGGGTATTAAAGATGAAGATCATTTGATATATCTAATGAATCAGGAGCCGTTATGGGATTTACTATTACAAGACGATTTTACCAGTTTACTCTTTCACGTCAACGGGCATGGTTCCATACTCAAAGAAATGCAGCCGAAAAACGTAGAACAACTAGCAGCGGTATTGGGGATGATACGGCCAGCCAAACGGCATCTTATAGGAAAAGATTGGACAACTGTGATGACGGAAGTGTGGATGAAACCAGAGACTGACGATTATTACTTTAAGAAAAGCCATGCTACAGCCTATGCTGTTGCTATTGTTGTTCAAATGAATTTAATCTGCGAACAAATCAGTTACGGGTACTCTTAGGGCACTCTTCTTACCAGTGTAATAGATTTTCGTTTTACACGTTTGATTATGATGTTATTAAGACTGGTAATCGGACCTAGTATAACTTTAATATCTTTGGTTGCAAAATTTCGTATAGCATATCTATAAGTAAAAATTTCTCTGGAAAGAAAGATACTAATGGGGATTTGCCGGTTAGATTCCCACCACCAAGCTTCTCCAAGTTCTATAAATCTGCTTTTTTCTAGGTCTGATTTTATCAAAGAATAGTCGTACATACTAGTGATCTGATTATCTTGGTTAATTATAATACCAACATATTCTTGATCTACGTGGTTCAGCACGGATATAAATGGAAAGTTTTGTTGTAAGTTTTCTGTTATTCTCATAGATAAATATTGCTAAAGGTCCGTTAATGTATGCAACAAATTTCAGTTTATTTATATCCAAATAACATCGATGTGTTTACAAATGTCGGCGCCTGGACAACAGAGAGGTATCGAAAAGTGTATCAACGAAACATAAAAGTCTACGGCGGAATGGATAATCGGATCAAAGTGCAGGTCAAAAATGCTGATCAAAAATCCTTGAATATAACCGGATCTACGGTGGTTTTTACTCTGGTGGGCAGAGACACGCAGGAACTAATTTTACAAAAAGATTGTATTGTGACTGATCTTGCTACTGGTAAAATATATTTTACGTTAACAGCTAGTGACTTACTAGGCCTAGAAGAAGGCAGTTATCAATATAGTCTACATAGAGAAAGTCGAACTAATATAGACGCAGACGAATATCTAGTAACTGAAAAAACGCCATTGTATTCCGATAGTCAATACGGATCGTTTGGAACTTTAGAAGTTTATCAATCAATCTACGGCGCACCTACAATTAGCAATTCCATCAAGGTGTTTAGTCTACACAAGAGTTTTGGTGAACCATTTTCTGACTATTACATCAGTAGTCTTATTGATGCTAGACCAGAAGTTTCAGCACCAAACTCCTTGCATACGTTTCAATTTTATTTTACAAACTATAGTGGATCAGTAATCGTTCAAGGCAGTCTCAGTGACGGCGGAACTCCTGAAGTTTGGGCTGATGTTGTTACATTAAATTTTGAAAACGCTACCAATGGCTATCACAATTTGACTGGCAAGTACAATTGGTTTAGAATAAAACACACTCCGACCTCCGGAACTGTTGACAAAGTACTATATAGATAGTATACTAAGTCTATGACACTTGTCTTAGACCGTTTTCGTTTATTATTGCCCAGAGTCAAAGCTAGCCCAAGTGGGTGGATCAGTTTCAATGCGCCCTGTTGTCAACATAGAGGTCACGCAAGAGACACTAGAAAACGTGCTGGTATAATGTTCAGTGAAGGAGTGGTCTACAACTGTTTCAACTGCAAATACACAGCCAGTTGGCAACCAGGAAGAACCTTAACTGAAAAATTTAAAACACTGTGTCGATGGCTTGGTGCAGATGATGACGAAATTAAACATTTGGTCTTTGAAGCACTCAAAACTGAAAGTCTAGACTACGAACCTGAACACTTTGTTGAAAAGGTTAAATTTACCAAGAAAGAATTGCCTGAAGCAACACTGACCATTGCAGAGTGGGTTAACAGTGCATACTTGCCAGACATTGCCGAAGATATTGGCAAGGTCATTGATTATCTAATAGGCAGAGGATACGATCCCATGGATGATAACTTCTGCTGGAGTCCTGCTCCCGGATTTATCGATCGTGTAATTATTCCTTTTAAGTATGATGGAGTTGTAGTTGGTAATACTGCTCGCAAAGTCAAAGACGGAAAGCCCAAGTATCTATCGGATCAGCATCCCTTCTTTGTGTTTAATGTCGATGCTCAAGATGCCTTGAACAAATATGTATTTGTGTGTGAAGGCCCGTTTGATGCGCTGGCTGTAGACGGTGTTGCGCTACTAACCAATGAAATATCACAACAACAGGCACACATCATTAATCAATTAGGCAAAGAAGTTATTGTTATTCCTGATCAAGATCAGGCCGGGCTAATGTTAATCAAACAGGCTATAGACTACGATTGGTCAGTGGCATTTCCTAATTGGTCGGAAGATGTTAAAGATTGTGCAGATGCTGTGAAAAAATATGGTAAATTATTTGTGACAGTTGATGCTATCAAGACAGCACAACAAGGTGAAATTAAAATTAAAGTGGCAAGAAACAATCTCGAAACACGTCTTGCATTTCAGGAAAAAAGGTAATATAATAATACTATGATTAAAGATTACGGTTACGAAGTACAAAAACTATACCTTGAATTGATGCTGGCGGATGCAGAAGTATTTGTTCGTTGTCAAGGTATTTTTGATCACACGCTGTTTGATCGAAAATTACAAGATGCGGCAGAGTTCATGAATGAATACGCTAAAGGATATAATGTATTGCCAGACTTTGACATGGTAAATGCCAGTTGCAGAACAGATCTCAAACGGCCAGAAGATATGAAAGAAGGCCATATGGACTGGCTGCTGGACGAGTTTGAAAACTTTACTCGTCACAAAGCACTAGAACGTGCCATTATCAGCAGTGCTGAATTGTTGGAAAATAAAAACTACGGTGAAGTCGAGGCCTTGATTAAAGAAGCAGTTCAGATTGGTCTTGCTCGCGATATGGGTACAGATTACTTTGCAGATCCTAGAGCACGACTAATGGGATTAAAGGACAAGAACGGACAGGTCAGTACAGGCTGGCCCTGTATGGATCGCAAGTTGTTTGGCGGATTCAATCGAGGAGAGCTCAACATATTTGCAGGCGGTTCAGGTGCGGGCAAGAGTTTGTTCTTGGCAAATCTAGGCGTTAACTTTGCACTTGCTGGACTCAACGTGGTGTACCTAACACTGGAACTTTCAGAAGCATTGGTAAGTATGCGTATTGACAGCATGATCACTGGAGTCAGCACTAGAGAAATATTTAAGAATCTAGACGACATTGAAATGAAAGTCAAGATGATTGGCAAGAAGTCGGGTATGCTACAGGTCAAATATATGCCGTCGGGTAAAACTGTAAACGATATCCGTGCGTATCTAAAAGAATACGAAATCAAATGCGGCAAGAAAGTTGATGTTCTACTGGTAGATTATATGGATCTGTTGATGCCCATTGGCAAGAAGATCTCTGCAGAAAATCTGTTTGTCAAAGACAAGTATGTGTCAGAAGAACTTCGAAATCTAGCAATGGAAAAACAATGTGTGTTTGTGACTGCGGCGCAGTTGAATCGTGGAGCAGTAGAAGAAGTTGAATTTGATCTCAGTCATATTTCAGGTGGTTTGAGTAAGATTCAAACCGCAGATAACGTGATTGGTATTTTTACCAGTCGTGCAATGCGTGAACGTGGTAGGTATCAATTGCAGTTGATGAAGACACGTTCATCCAGTGGTGTGGGTATGAAAATTGATCTAGAGTTCAATATCGAAACTCTTAAAATCAGTGATCTACCCGAAGATGAACAAGAATCTAACGGTGCTACCAGTCGTGGGTCTAGTTCACTGATTGAAAGCATTAAAAATAGATCAACCATAAAACCAGATGCAGAAACTGGTGAAATTATAGATCCTACACAGGGTTCTAGTCTAGGTCGAGTTCGAGGCAGTGTACAAAGTACTAAACTGCGTGAAATTTTAAATTCGATGAACGATGAAGAATAAAAAAGTTTCACTGTTAAGCTGGATTCCCGAAGAAAACGAAACAATAGCAATAGATTGGCCCAAGGTACACAAAACACTGGGCTTGGATCATACCAAATGGCTGCTAGAACAGCCGCATAATGTGTGCCAGCTGATCTTGGAACAAAATGACCTTTACTGCAGATTAGTGGCAGAATTCTACGACGAGCAGACATTGGCCATGTATCATTTGATGTGGGCTAAATAATGAATGCGAGCAAAAGAATTTATTGTAGAACGTAGTTTTTCAAAAAGAAAAAGTGGGCCCATGGCAACCACTTTCGAATTTCCCACCATGCCTAGTAGTGATGGTTATCAGGCCTATAGATTTGGACTTGCTATGGCCAATCACGAAATAGCGCCAACCAGTGTAACTGCTCAACACGCTGTTATTAGTGCTTATACTCCAGAAGAAGAAGAAATCATACGTGCCGGAGAACGAGTCACTGGACATCGAGGACAAATGGTAGCAGATCGTGGCAGTCACGAAACTGACAATACAGCCACAGTCAGTCCCGTAGCTCAAGTAAAAAGAAACAGGTACGGAGTTTAAAGTGAAGTTAAGAGAGTTTACAGCATCGCCGGTGGTCACAGTAAATCGTAGGTTAAATCCCAAGATATGGCGTGATGGAGAATTGGCGCCTGAAGTTGCGAACAAACTGAAACAGATAGCTCAAGCCTTTGAAAAGTTCATCGGAGTAGATCTAAAGATCATTGACTATACCATCACTGGCTCAAATGCCAACTACACCTGGACTGCCTACTCAGATCTAGATCTGCATCTAATAGTACCCGGAACTCCCAGCGATCAAGAACGTGAACTGTTTTCAGCTAAAAAGGCACTCTGGGCGGAACAACACACAATTACCATTAAAGGCTTGCCTGTAGAATGTTATGTACAGGGAGAAGATGAGCCACACCACAGTACAGGCGTGTATAGCATAGTTCAAAGTCAATGGCTGGTTGAACCTAAGAAAATCAAACCGGAAGTAGATGATAGTGCTGTGGAAGCCAAAAAAGACGGTGTTATGCGAGATATCGAAAGAGCACTGTTGAGTAAAGATTTAGAAAAACTGCGAGCAGTCAAGGACAAGATTACACAAATGCGTAAGAGCGGTCTAGAGCGAGCCGGTGAGTGGAGTGTGGAAAATCTAGTGTTTAAGATTCTGCGCAATCTAGGTCTAATTGATCAGATCACTGACAAAATTCGTGAACTAGAAGATCAAGAGCTGAGTCTAGAACAAACCCAGCTCTTGGATTAATTTACACGATAGCAGTCGTGTACGTCCCAGGCAGAAATTTTATACACCATAAAATGTGTAGCTTCAGTTAGACTTGGAAAGGTCTTGGCTGTGAATGTTCCGCCAACTAGATAATAGCTTACTCGCCACATCAGTCTTTCTTGATGCCAAACAACTGTAATAGGTTGATAAACAGATTGATAAAGTCCATGTACAGTGTAAGAGCCCCGATAACTTCTTGACGACCTATATCTCCATCTACTGATACAGCTTCACGAATCTTTTGTGTGTCGTAGGCAGTGAGTCCTAGAAAGATAATGATGGCCAATGCTGAGATTACCATTTGCATGACTGTTGAGCCAATAAAGATATTCACAATACTAGCGAGTACAATGGCAATTAGACCCACAAGCATAAATTTGCCCATGCTGTCTAGATTGGTCTTGGTAAAGTAGCCATAGCCGCTCATTACTGCAAACAAGATGGCAGCACCCATAAAAGCACTCACAATTGATCCCATGGTGAATATGGCAAATATGGTGGCCATGCTGAGTCCCATTAGAGCAGCGAACCCGTATAGGAACAGCTTGAGTTGACTCTTGTTAAAACGTTCACTGGCAAAAGCAAAAGCCATTATTGCCACTAGGGGCGCAAAGATCACAATCCATTTGAGTACACCCGTAAAGAAAAAAGCCAGCAATTCCGGCGTTGATCCCACGAACCAACTCACCAACATTGATATGGCCACTGCCACACTCATATGACCATACACACGAGCCATAGCTGAGTTAATTTCACTTGCTGAGCGATAATCTGTGATACCGCCCGTATAGGTTGTTCCAAACATGTTTATCTCCTTATAGATACTATATTATACACAATTATGCCATCAAGATCAAGAGGCACGTTCAGTGGGTTGATATTCTACCAAATATCCCTCCCACAGCTGACCTGTTCTAGCACTCATTTTGGCAGCTGTTTGATCAGCCATGTCCTGCGCCAATTTGCGCTGTTTGAGAGTAAAACGTGCGCCTGTGAGGTCTTGTGTTTTGATTGTTTGCCCTGTAACAGTGTTACGAGCTTTGATTAATAGATATGTTTGATTCATGCAAATATTTATCGTGAACTGCTGAGTTTTGGTTGAAACAGTCGGGCCAAAGGCACTGCACTCACTGTGGAAATCACACTCATAATGACCACAGCAGCAAACATGTTGCTGGATATTATAGCAGCCTTGAGCAACACAGTGGCCAGGAAAATTTCCATTAGGCCTTTGTTTTGTAAAATTGCAGTTTTAAACAACACTGCCTGTAGACCTTCTGAACGATAGGCCAACCAAACACCCACAAATTTGGTAGTCACAGCTATCACATACATGCCCACAGCAGCGATCAAAATCACATCCAGACCAGCTGACCATTGTACTTTAAGCCCGGTCCAAATAAAGAACACAGGCATGAGCCAGTACATTTGATGTTGATCCATTCCTCCCAGCCAAGCTGTGGTCTTGCGTGGTATGATCATGCCCGCAAAGAACGCACCCAGTACATAGTGTAGTCCTGCCCAGTGACTGAAAGCTGCCATAGTCAGCACCAGCACCACAGTGAGTGTGGGCCAACTGGCGGGTCCCATGTGATCCATCAACTTGGGCCACACATGATACAGAACAAATGCTGAGACTAAAAATAAGCTGCTGAGCAGCATGGTTTCGCCAAAGGCCACGATCAGACTCACTGTGATCCATAGGATCAAATCGTCAAAGGTCACCAAAGCCAACAGTCTACGGTAGAGATCTGTACCGTGTATGCCCAGGCTTTTTGAAGCAATGACCAACATGGGCATGGCTGTGATACAGGTGGCAACACCCATGGCCCATATGTACTTCCACGTGCTGCCGTCGGGATTGTGCCATTGCGGATGATCAAACAACAACCAAAATGCAGCCGCTGCCAATCCAATGGGTACCAATATGACCTGAAAGGCTTTGGTCCATAACTGAGAACCTTCTTGTGCCAGAACTTCACGAGGTTTCAATTCCAGACCAGCAATAAAGGCAAAGATCACAATGGCCAGAGTCTGTATGGTATCTAGACTGGCTCGTACCCCGGGAGTAAACACAGCAGCAAATACTTCGGGATAAAATGCTCCCAGTGCTGAAGGTCCCAACAAGATGCCACAGAATATCTGAAACATGGGCAGGGGAATCCAAGGCTCTAGTCGTAGAGTGCGTAGTATGAGCCAAGGTACAAACACCATAGTGGCCATTATGAGTAGTGTATTAATCATAGTGAACTATTTACTAAATGACCACTAGAGCTAGATTAGATCGTGGCAGGTGCTGTCCGACAGCGCGAAGCGCGGAGCGGTAAAAAGCAAATTTTCAGTGGGTTATCAGAGTAGTTAATTGTGCTATATACTGTATGCTGACCCTAATCTCAACTACTGGTGAATACGACTCTACAGTTACAATCAGTGGCCCCGTGGGTGTGATTCGTATATGTGATTTGGTATGGTGTCCCGCAGATAGACAAGACTTGCTGGCAATCTACTACTGGGAAAGCTGGGCAGTGCTAAATGGTGCTTATCACTGTTGCTTTAGTTTACCTGGTAAGGTGTCTCTGTTGAAACCATAGCAGCCAAGGTAGAGTGTGTGCCAGCATCATTATAAACCACATTACAGTCATTGAGTAGTCTGTGCCGCACAAGTGGCTAGGAGCGTATAGGCTGTACAAGAACCCTATAAAGAACAAGGGTGCTGGAGCAAGACTTAGAGTGGTATATAGTATTCGCATTGCGTATTTATAGTGAGTCCAAATGGGTCTACAGGCCTAAAAAAATTGGGCGCAGTTTTTTTTGATCTGAGGTTTACACAGCGCCTCTGATTATGCTCATGGTTATTTCAGTGTCCGCAATTCTATATACATTGTAGCACTCTCTGCGTATGAGCTTTTGGCTGGGTCGAGATCTACGACCACCTGCAGAGCTATTAAGTGGCTGTAGCTGTACACCATTTGAAGCGGGATAGCATTTGATGACTCGGGCCAAGATGAGTCTATTGTGTTCAGTGACTAGGCAGTGGTCTCCAGGATTGAGATGGTGACCGGCAATGTCTCTGTGATGTAGTGAATGGTTCATAATTGCGTAGTGTAGAAAAAGGGTATACAGGGATAAAAAATTGGCCGCGTAAAAAATTAGGGTGGAGTACTTTTCGTTTCAGGGTGGTGATTTGCTACCACTAGAACAATAGTAGTAGCATAGTATACACTATAACCTATACCCCTCACCACCTGTCACCACCTGCCAACCTGTCCTCACCTTCAACCTCGGATGGTGTCGAAGATTGAATTCTGAAGGCGATGAACCTCGTCGGCAGGCACATAGAAGTCTGTGCGTGGATCCCAGTACTCACCTGCCTTGGCATCGTAGTAAAGAACCTGTCCGTTAGGGTAGTGGAAAGGGCCTTCTAGTCCCTTACGTGCAGTATACTCTTGGTTGTGTTTAAACACTGCGTAACTCATACCAGCTCCTTAGCTTGG